GGGAGGTGAAAGCAATGAAAAAAGTTTATCAATCTCGTTTACTCGGAGCGTTCCTCGTTTTGGCTATATTTGGCGCTGTATTAGCGTTAAGCACTAATATAGGTTGGTTAGTGGCTATAGCAGGCAGTGCCAGTCTTACGTGGTTTGCGTATGACACAGAGGTCAAGTGGGATTTATACGAAAAATCTATAGGAAGGAGAAAAAACTATGTTAACAGCTAATGAAGCTTTTTTAGTACGTGAAGCAGTACGAGAAAAGATTGAAACGTTAAGAGATGCAGTGCGTCACGAAAGTGCAAAGCATCCGACAATGCAAGACCTCCGCACGCTAAAGCATTTTCAAGCAGAACTAGAACGTTACGAAGTTGCTTATCAAAAAATGCTCAATGAAGTGGGGTGTTAGGTGATGTATGAAAATTGTAAGGCTACAAATAAAAAGTATGTAGCATTTGTTAAGGACGGAATAGTTTTAAAAAGAGGCAGAGATATTTGCATACTTAGAGACACTACAAGTACAAGTACAAATGCATTTATGCTTTCTGAAAAGGTAGCCAATCATTTAAGAACTAATGGTGATAAGTATGAAATTTATCAGTTGGTTCCAATCAGTAAAGTTGATAAGGAGATGTTAGTTGATGGCGAAAAAATGGACTCCTGAGGAGGAAAAATTACTTATTGCAAATGTTAAGTATGATCACAGAGGGTTTGTTTGTAACTATCATGAATTAGAAAAGTTAATTAATCGTAATAAAAAGACTATTTATAACAAAGTTGTATGTATGCGAAAAGAAGGACATCTTTTCGAAGTTTATTGGAATGATCCAATAAATCCTCCTGCTGCATCTTATAGTTGCATAGAAGATAAACGTATTATTTCTATGTATAAATCAGGCTGCCCGATTGCTGTTATTGCGCAAGAATTAAACCGAACAGAAGCAGCTATTACAACTAGAATGACACGTTTATTTAAAGATGGCCTTTTAAAACCAATACGACACCGTCTTTATACTACAGAAGATATTAAGTTGTTGATAACAGAAATTAAGTTTGACGATAACGGTTACGTTAAAAATGCAGATTATTTAGCAAATATGTTGAATAGAACAAAAAGTCAACTGCTTACTAAAATATGTGAATTGCGAAAAAAGGGTGTTATTAAGACAATGCCTGATAAAAGTAAAGTAAATAAAAATTGGCATGATGCGATGAAGAAACAGATAGATATATCTTATCAGTTGTATGTAGCAAAACAAAAAGAGCCTACCTCGTCCGCCAACGAAGTAAGCTGCTAAACAAAAAATATACAAGTAAATAATAGCACGAAAGAGGAGAAACGCAAATGAAAAACTATTATCACGTAAAAACACAAGAAGCATACGATAGCTTAATGGCATTTTTGGAAGTATCAGGATGTAAATGGTCTGGTGATGGTGCTAAACCTACAGAAGTTGATGTTTTTGATATGTATGAGGAAGAAACAGTTATCGAAGTTGATGAAAATAAAATAATGGTACTTGGTAACATGTCTCTCTGCGAGGTTGTGTTAAATGTTACTGATTTTATCGAATGGACACCTGAATTAGAAAAGTCTGTGTATTCTTGTGTTGTTTCTACTATACGAGGCCTGTTGGATAGCGTTTATAGTTCACTTGGTATGTTTGATAAAAATTATAAGGCTTTAGAAGAAGCTATGAAAGAAGTAGCTACGGAAGAGGAAGCTATGTATGAAATTCCCTTGTCTTGTTTAAAAACAACGGATGGAGAAGTTCAGTATCTAAGCTATAAAGATAAGACATGGTTTGCTAGTAGAAAAAATACTTGGCTAAAACAACGTTTCACAGAAACAGAACTAAAAGAAAAAGTACCTGAATTTTATCGGGAATTGGCGGTGGAAATTGATGAGTAATAAAAAGATAGTACTTCCTGACTTTTTAACATCAAAGCAAAAAGAGTAGATATTAAAAGCATATAAACGGGGAAACCCAATCATTGTGAAAGGTGCGCAGGGGCCTACGGGAAAAACAACACTTATTAATTGCCTTAGAAAACAGGGAATTCAAGCATTTGAAGCGTGGGAATTTTTAACCATAACGTTAAATGATTTTATTAAATGAGTGGACCAGAAAAGAAAGTTGAAAACCAGATAAAAAAATATCTCGATTCTTTAGGTGCCTATTATTTAAAAGTGCATGGTTCTATGTATCAACCAGCAGGAACGCCTGATGTTTTGGCTTGTGTTAATGGTTATTTTGTTGCTATTGAAGTAAAGCGGCCAAATGGTGGGGTTGTCAGCGCATTGCAGAAAAGCAAACTAAAAAGAATCGAACAAGCAGGAGGGATAAGTATTGTCGCAAGAAGTGTGGACGATGTATCCACAATGCTCAAGCAAAGAAATGTTATATAACTTTCAAAAGAAAATAATTGATTCAATCGATGCCAATTATCTATTAGCAATGGATACAGGAACAGGAAAAACAATCACTGCAATTCATCAATATTTGAAATATAGCAGAGGAGAACCAATTTTAATTGTTGCTCCACCGCAGAAAATCAAAGAAGGCGGATGGCGAAGAGATATACAGGCCGTGTGTGATTTCTACAAAATTGAAATTTCATTTACTGAACTAAGTTATGGGAAATTAACAGATAGTTACAAACTGTATAAAGGTTGGTTTGTCATTTTTGACGAAGCACATTATATCAAAAATCCAACTTCACAACGTGGGAAAGCAGCTGCAAAACTAACAAAACAATCTAGTCATTTTCTTCTTTTAACAGCAACGCCAGCTAGTAATGGTTGGGAAGATACGTACAACTATTTCATCATGTTTGGTTATTTTAAATCAAAAAAAGAAATGAATGACCAGCATGCAAAATGGGGAACTATGTATCTTGGTACACGACGAGTACCTAAAATTGAAGGCTGGCTTCATGAAGAAAAATTGTATTCAAAATATGATTCTTTCACTATTTCAATATCAAAAGATGAAGCATTAGACTTGCCGCCATTGATTTTTGAAGATGTGAAATTCAAAAAGAGTAAAGAGTATATGACTGTGGCCAAAGATAGGGTACTAGGTGATGAAGAATACGACACACCATCTAAATTGGCTCATGGGTTGAGATACTATGCGAACCAAAAAGACAAATTAGACTATGCCCAAATGCTTTGTGAAGGTACAGAAAACAACATCATTATCTTCTATTACTATCAAAAAGAAATTGAAGCATTGAAAGAAAAAATTAAAAATAAAACATTTTTTGAAGTAAACGGAAAGCATTCAAATTTACCGCCTAAGCAGTCTTGGAAAACATTAAAGAATAGTGTCACTTTTGTTCAATATATGGCTGGAAGTGCAGGAATTGAACTGCAATACGCGAATACAGTTATTTTCTATACACCAACTTATTCTTATCAAGATTATAGTCAAGCGCTGGGCCGAGCTTATCGTAATGGCCAAACTAAGAAAGTAACGGTTTATCGTTTTATAACACAGCAGACAATTGAACAAGCCGTTTATCAAGCCTTAGAAAACAAAGAAGATTTTTCAGAAGAATTGTATATAAAAACTAAATTGTGAGGGGATGGTAAAAATGATGGATTTAAAAGAAGTATCAACAGAAGAGTTATTAAAAGAACTAAAAAAAAGGAAAGAAATTCAATCTTATCAATGTGGTATTTATCAAGAGTACATGATTACTTTGATGAAAAAATATGACCGCAAGTTGATTGAACTTCCATCCCAGTTTGAAACTTTAATCTTTGTTTCGCCAAACTAATTCGTTATTAACATAAGCAACTAAATTTTCATCAAGAGAATAGTATAAATATGCATTTTCAGCAGTAGAAATTGCAGCAGTTGATGCTCTCTTACTACCTAAATACTCTGTAATATCTTCAACACTATTAATCTTGTTGGGAAAATCTTTATCAGATAGAACATCTCTGGCTAAATCTCCAATTGGATGATCTACACTTTCAAAAGTTTTTAACCACTTTTTGAATGTCAAAATAATCACCACCTTTTAAATTAAATAATAACACAATAAAGACAGGAGGAATAACATGTTTGGTGTGCAAAAGCAAGATAAAAATGTAACTGAAAAACGTACACAATATGTTGGTGGTTCAGATGTACCAGTTATTCTTGGCCTTTCAAAATATAAAACACAATTTGAATTAGCCAAAGAAAAAGCTGGCATTGTAGTACCAGAACAAATTAGCAATCCGTATATAAATTTTGGTAACAAAATGGAGCCTGCTATACGTGAGTACATTAATACCATGAATAGCTTAAATTTTCATCCAGAAACATTTATTGATAAAGACGACTATATTCGTTCAAATGTTGATGGTATTGATAACGAAAATAAAATTTTATTGGAAATTAAAACACATGGAACAAAACCAACAATTGCTGTTTATGAAGCTCAAATGCAACTTTATTTCTACCAAACAGGATGCGATTATGGTTGGTTAGCCATGTATCAAAGACCATCTGATTTTGATTTAGAATTTGATTCTTCACTATTGAAAATAAAAGAAGTTGAACGCGACGAAGGACAAATTGAAAAGATTCTGGATTCAATCGAAACTTTTTGGATTCGTGTGGAATATTTAAAAGAAAAACCTGATATGACTGAAACTGAATATTATTCTATAGGGAATGATGTAAATAAATTAGTTGCACGTGTAGAACGCTTTGAACTTGAAATGTTGGACTTTAACAAGAAAATTAAACAATTAAAAGAACAACAAAAAGAGTTCCGTGAGCTTCTTTACCAAAAAATGGAAGAACAAGATATCAAAAAGATTGATACAGGTGACATTGTGATTACTCGTATTCTACCGACCACTCGTAAATCCGTAGATAGTACGAAACTAAAAAAAGAACAGCCTGATATTTACAATAAGTATTTAAAAGAATCACCTGTTAAAGGTTCCATAAAAATTACAGAAAGCAAAGGAGAAAAATAACATGATTAGACCATTAAAGAAAATAAGTAAGTTTTATGCATCTACAAGAAAAGAGGCTGATGATCATATTGAAAAAATGATCAAAGAATCAGAAGGGATCGTTGTTGGGCAAAAAGTTGTTCAAAAAGAACACAAAGAAGCGGGAACTTACTATGAATTTGAAGTGACTGAAGAGCTGAACCGCAGTAAAGACATATTGGATAACGGGTTTCTTTCATAAGAGAAGGATTTGATAATGATTTATCCTGAATTAAAAGAAGTAGTAGAAAAAGAAGGGAATGAGAAGGATTTTGAATATAAAGGTTACAAGTGTCACATCAGACGTATAGGCATATCTTACTCGGGGCATTTGTGTGGATATATTGAAATTCCCAAAGATCATGAACTTCACAGCATGACTTACGATGAAATCGAAGCTCATTATAATTATGAATTACCAGCACACGGTGGGTTAACTTTCAGTGCAGAAGTTGATAATAGCTATTGGATTGGTTTTGATTGCGCACACTATGGAGATTTACGCCCAATTTGTTTGGAAAAAGAACCATCATTAATGCTTAAGAATGAGATATATCGCGATATGGAATATGTTGAAAACAATATAAAAAAAATAGTTGATTTTATTTTTAAGGAGGAAAAATAAATATGAGTATTTTACCACCAAACAAACCACAAACACCAAAAGATACACCACGTAATTATTTTATCTGGGGGCCTACTATGGGTGGGAAATCTTTTCTAGCTTCACAATTTCCAAACCCAGTTATTTTTAACACTGATGGAAATGCAGAAGCAAACACTGTACCATCCGTTCAGCTTAGAAATATTAAAGATTCAAACGGAAAGATTAAACGTTCAGTGATTGATCAGCTAGATAAATTAATCACTGCGTTACAGACTGAAAAACACACTTACGAAACAGTGGTTCTTGATGTGATTGACGATATTGTAGTAATGATAGAGCAATATATCTGTGATAAAGAAGACGTTGAAACTTTGGGTGATATACCATACGGAAAAGGGTATGCAGCTTTTACAAACATTTTTCAACAGCTAGTCATTGAATTGAAATCATTACCAATGAATGTGATCTACATTTCAAGAAATGCGACAAAACTTGAAGGAACTACAGAAATTGAGATTCCCTCATTAAAAGAAAAACATCAAAATATTGTAAATGGTAATTGCGACTTATCTATTCAATGCAAAAAAGTTGGAAAGAATTATATTCGAGTAGCAAAAGCACGTCGCAAAGACTATATGCGTGATCAAGTTGATGATGACACCATTCTAGGAATTTTAGATACTATCACTGGAGTTTTTGGACGAACAGCAAAAACAACGAAGAAAAAGCAAGATGAAATTGTTAAGCAATTAGAGCAAAACGAAGATATCTTGAAATCAGCAGAAGATACACCCAGTGAAAAAGCAACTGATGAAGTTAGTGAAACTAAGCCAACTAAACAAAAGGCAAAAGCGACAGCACCAGTTAATCAAGCGGCATCTAAAGTGGAACCAGCAAAAACAGCGAGTGTTCAACGCCGTATCAAACCAAAAATTTAAAAGACAACAAAAAAATAAAACTAAAAATATATTGAAAAGAGGAATTTAACATGGGATTAAAAGATTTAGCAAGTGAAGTATTGGCAGGATTCGATCCAAAAACAGACAATCCAAATGCAGGAGATTTTGATGGACTTCCTGATGGTGAATATGATGTAACGTTGGAAAATGTGGAGCATAAAATTTTCAATAGCGGTTGGGAAGCTTTATCTTTTGCGAATGAAGTAACTATTGGTGAAGCTGCTGGGCGAAAGGAATTTATTAACTTAGGTTTTGATGAAAATGCAGTGCCGTCTTTTGTATTAAATAAAAACATCAAATTAGTAGGGAAACTGGCAAGCGTTGTTGGTTTGCAATTGACTGATGATGATTGGGAAGATGAAGAAACACTTGCCGCAGCTTTTCAAGATGTAATCGGTAGTCAATATATTTTAGTGATTACCTCATCACCAAATAAAAAAGACCCATCAAAACCATATAAAAATTATGATTTTGTTGCGTATGAAGATGAATCAGAAGCCGATGATGTGTCTGTTATTTCTGATGAAGAAATTCCATTTTAAAAATTAGGAAAGAAGGATTTTATTATGAGCGAAAACAAATTAGTTGGTTTAGGAATTGGTGCAGTAGTTGTATTAGGTTTAGGGACAGTAGGAGCGTTTAAATTCTTTGAAAAAATTGATAATGGCTATGTAGGTGTCCGCTACTCAATGAATGGCGGTGTCCGTGATGAAGTACTTACGCAAGGGGTAAAATTTGTAGGACTTGATAAAGTTACTCAATATCCAATTCGTTTACAAACGATCCAAGCAAAAGATGTTTCAGTTTCAACATCTGATGGTAAAAAAACAACGGTAAATATTAAATATGATTACAAAATCGATGCAACAAAAGCTGCAAAAATGTACAAAGAATTTGGCAATATTACCAGTGAAGATATTGAAAAAGGCTGGCTAAAATCAAAGCTACAGAAAGAAGCTCGTGAAGTTTATTCAAAATATAGCTTGCTTAGTGTCTTATCAGGCGATTCTTCAAAAGTGGAAGCTGCTTTATTGGAAAACTTTTCTAAAGCTGTAGAAAGCAAAGGTTTTGAAGTAGAAGATGTCACAGTGGGTGTACCAGAAGTAGATACTGACACACAAAAATCGATTGATGCGATTATCCGAGCTGGTCAAGAAAATGAAAAAGCAAAATTAGATGCTGAGACAGCAAAAACGCAAGCAGACAGTGAAGCATATAAGAAAACTAAAGCAGCCGAAGCAGAGGCAGAAGCGAACAAAAAAGTAGCTGAATCAGTAACAGATGAATTGATTCGCTATACAGAAGCGCAAGCACGACAAAAACATGGCTGGGTTACAACAAATGGAGCCAATACAGTAGTTAAAGAAGGAAACTAAAATGGCGTTTTTTCTAATTAAGATATTTATTGCTTTAGGAATAGTAGTCACGTTAGGGATAACGTGGCTGCTCTTAAAGCCATTTATAAGTGATAAAAAAGACGATGAGGATCGTTGGGATAATTTTTAGAAAGGGGCTTGGCCAATGTTTACTTTTTACTGGTTATACCAAAATAAAAATGATTGGCTGGCAGTTTTCAAAACAGATAACATGTATACTATCGCAAATGACAGAGAGAGCCTAACACAGGCTCTTTCATCTGTCACTTATCTTGTTAGCTATGGTAATCATCGTGGAACAGATAAATTTTTGGCCAAAATTTTAACTGATGGAAAAAGTTCATTTTTACAAAAACAGCTTTGTATTGATTTAAGCCAAGAAGCCAGAAATTGCACTATTGAAGAAATAGCGTTTAATTTACGTATGGATATTTCAGCGCAAACGTTAGAAGAATTTTGCAAGAAGCGAATTGACGTATGCGAAAAGATTTTTGAAGAACGTGAAGAATATTTAGAAACAAAATTCGAGATAGTGAAAGAATTTGATTTATCACCACGATCTGTGACAAAAACACGTGCAAATTTAGCTGCAGAAATTTTACAAGCTAAGAAAATGCCGAAGCGCCCAAATATTTTATTTTTTGATATTGATAAAAATGTACCTAAGCAAGAACTGCCTGACCGCGTGTTAAATTTCTATGAATCAATAAAAAATAATTATAAGAATACGCTAGAGGAAAAACTCAAGACGGAAAAGTTCAAAATGACATTAGCAGGGTTAACGCATATATATGGTTTTGGTGGGTTGCATGCAGCAAAAGAAAAATATAAAGGAAAAGGACATTTTTTACTTATAGATGTGAAGCAGTTCTTTCCAACTATTATTTTGAATAATAATTTTCTAAGTAGAAGTATAAAAAATCCTAGTGCTTTTTCTGATTTGTACGATAAAAAGGTTCAGACAGAAAAACTAACTTACAAAACGTTAATTAACGCAGTGAATGGCTCAATGAATAATCCTTATTCAGCTATGTATGATCCACAAAAGTTTTTTTCAGTAACGGTCAGTGGGCAATTAATCATTACACATTTGATTTTGGTTTTAGAACAATTCATAGAAGAATTAATTCAAACAAACACTGACGGCATTCTTGTAAAGATAAATCCAATCATGGAGCCATTGATTCGGGATTTATTAAATCGTTGGTGTGAGCAATTACATGTGAATGTGTCTGTAACACTAATAAAACAGGTATGGCAAAAAGCGGTTAATGATTATGTGTTCCAAAAAATTGATGGTGATTTTATTCGTAAAGGAATATTTGCACCACCTACTTATTTATCTAATAATATGCCAATCGTAAGTGCTGGTGTGTTTGCAAATGTAGTTGCTAACATCAAACCACAAGATTTTATTATTCAGCAATTCAAAAATGGTGATATTGAAGATTTTTATTATATTGGTAAATTACAAGGCGATTTTGAACACATCGAACAAAGAGTAAATCAAACGTACAAACGAATGAATAATACTGTGTGTGGAATTGCAACCACGAACAAAAAATACGGTGGTGTTTTTCAAGTAAAAAAAGACTTACATTCAAAACTACCAGGTTCGCCAGATAAATTTTTATCTTCAAGTATAGCTACAAAAAAAGATATTGATGTTCAGTGGTATATTAACCAAATTGAAAAAAATATTTTCTAAGGCAGGTGAAAAAATAGTGTGTTAAATTTTATAAAATTAAGCCCAGGCGAGAAAAAGCCAGACCAAAAAAGTTTGGATGATTTCTATACTGATTTATCAAAATTAGATAACGCAGCTATTTTGTTAAACAAAGAAACAGTTGTTGTTGATTTTGATGAGTTCCCAGAAATTGGCCGTAAAATATTAGAAAAATATCCAACTATGGCTTTTGAAACCAAACGTGGTATTCACCTTTACTATAAACGACCTGTCCAAATCAATGGCCATAAAATTTTATTAAAAAACTGGACCAAGAAATTAACGGTTTCAGGTGCGCTAGTTGATTACAAAACAGGAAATAAATCAACAGCAACAATTAAACAAAATGGCCAACTTAGAAAAATGCATGGCACATTTGAAATGTTTGATGATCTGCCTACTTTGCCACTCGAATTATTGCCAGTGAAAGTTAAAAATGTACTTGCTGGCATGAAAGAAGGAGCAAGAAACAGTTCGCTCTATTCTCATTTGATGACAGTTCGTGAAATGTACGAACTTGATTACGATACATTAATGAAAATAGCTGAATTTATTAATAATGATGTCTATGCAGAATCACTGCCAGCTACTGATATTCATGCATTGGTTAATTCGGTGAATGAGAAAGAAATTCGCGAACAGTTATATCTTGATCCAAAAGACATGATTATAACGAGTGAAGCGTTGGCTAAAGAATTTCAGGTGAAGTTTTTCAATGGTTCTATTTTTCATAAAGAAGATAATTATTGGATTAACGACCAAAACAAGCTACTACGAAAAATTGATAAGCGCATAAAACTACTGCCAGCGAAATGGAAACAAATTTTAGACTTATTAAAAATTAAAGGTGAATTGATTGAAGCTGCAGATTTTCCAATTCAGTTTCGTAATGATTTCATGTTAGACGGTGCCGAAATTATACCAATGTCGACCAGAGAATTTACGCCTTTCTTTTTAGATGTTGATTACGATCCAGATGCATATGATAAGACAGTGGATGAATTTCTGGACTTTCTTGTTTCAGATAAGAAAGATTTACGCATAATTGTTGAAGAATTACTTGGTCATATTTTAATGACTGCAGGTTTTCCGCATAAAGTATTTTTTTTAGTTGGCTCATCTGGAGCAAACGGAAAATCCACTTTTTTAGAAATGCTCAATTCCTTTATTGGTGATTTAGGTTTAAACCTAGCATTAGAACAATTCAACGATCAAACATCGGTGATGGAATTAGAAGGCAAGCTTGTAAACATCGGAGATGATATTGATGCTGGCTATATGGAAAAATCAATGAATTTTAAAACATTGGCATCAGGAAACACTATTATGGTTCGTCCGATTTATTCCAAGCCATATAAATTAAAGAATAAAGCAACGTTAATTTTTACTGCAAATGAAATGCCAACGTTTAAAGACAAATCAGGTGGGATTGCTCGTCGTGTGGTGATTATTCCATGTGAAAACAAAGTCAAAAAAGCAGACCCAAAAATTGACGAAAAATTATCTTCTGACAACGCGAAGTCTTACTTATTAAATCTTGCTTTAAAAGCTATGGAGCGAATTATTAACAATGGTGGCCAACTTTCCTCTTCCGAAACCGTCGCGAAAGTCACAGAAGAATATTTTGTTGAAAGTGATTCTATTTTAACGTTTATTCATCAATGTGGGATTGACGAGAATATGACAACAAAAGGTGTTTATGATGAATACTTGAAAACTTGTGAGGAATCTGGAAGTAAGCCATATACACAAACAAAATTTACACAACGTCTCAAATCTTTAGGTTATGAAAAAACACAACGCAGAATGATGGGCAAAAGATATTTTTATTATAAATTTAATGAAACAGAATAAAAGCCACACTTTTTGTAAAAAGCCATACTTTGTACACACTTTTTTTTGAAAAGTATGGCTCGTATAAAACATTGATACTATTGACTTTATATACTACTGTCCATACTTTTCATACTTTTTTTTATTACTTAAAGAAAAAAAGAAGAATAATAGTATATATATATTATAAATAAGATAGTCAAAAAAAGTGTGGCTTCTGTGGCTTACAAGTCAAAACCATTGAGAGAGTAAGGGTTTAATCGGCCACACTTTCAAAATAAAAGTATGTACAAAGTGATGACAGCCACACTTTTTAGAATAAGGGGTGATTCAAATATATGAATGGGTAAATTCATTAGTTGCTATTGATAATGAATTATTTGAACTAAAATTGTCTATTGAACTAAACGAAAAAGAATATGCTCGATGGTCCAATTATATAGATAGTGATGGCGATTTAGCAAAACATCAAACGTTCTTAACTTCATTAGAAAAACAAAATCACCTAAAGGGAGTGATCAAAGAATTGAATCAGAGAGTAGAGCAACTTAAAAAAGAGCGCAAGGAAATTATTGAACTTATTGATAAGTTCAAAGGTTTAAATCAAAAGATTTTAAAATTGAAATATGTTGAAGGTTTAACACTTGAAGCAATAGCAAAAGAAACTGGCTATAGTTATCAGTATATAAAAAATAAACATGCTGAAATTATGCGAATGGTTCAATTTTCTAAAAAAGTATAGTACGTACAGTACTAACATAGTACCGACATATTGATTTTCATGTGTTATTCTAATATTGTCAAAAAATATCAAAGACGGCAGCTATTCATTTAGTTGTCGTCTTTTCATTTTGAAAGGATGAATGAAATGAAAACAGGATTATTTAAAACAAAATATAGAAATGAAAATGGAGCATTTACTTGTTCTTGGTTAATGTTATTTGGAAAATGTTTTTTTGTACGGCATAAAAGAGTGGTCTAAGTGTCAGTTATTCTTTTCAGAGAGGTGAGTATTAATGGTATATAGACCCAGGTATTTAGATAAGAAAAGAAACAAGCATTTTATTTTAAGTGCAAAAATAAAAAACAATCGAATGATTGTTGAGTATAGCAATGGTGATCATTTAGTGATTGATAAAAAAGGTTATACGCTTATTGATTCGAATGGCAAGTTTAAATTTTATCGTGTATAAGGAGTGATAAACAATGCGTGTATTAACTAGAAGTTCAGCATCTGGTAAAGAGTATTGGGATACAGAAGAAAAAAGAAATGTGTTTGTTCCTAAAGGCCAAGAACCAGATTTTGAAGTTACTGAAAATCCTGAATCCATGCTAAGTAAAGAAGCTGATTTATATGTTGGTGGTTTACCAATCACTGTAGGGAACGTAACGATTGACACAGATGGAATTAAAGGCGAACGATTATTAACAACTGCAAGTGCTGATGATGATGAAGAACAAGATGAACTTGTTCCGTCTGATGATGAATCTGTTGTATTAGAAGAAATGAATGTAAAAGAATTGCGTGAATATGCAAAACGAAAAGGTATTGAGATTCCAAGTGCTGCACGTGCAAAAGGTGACATTCTCAATATTATTAAAAAATCTGAATAATGCGTTATTGTCAGTTTGAAGGTTGTTCTAATACAACAGAAAAAGGAGCTTATTGTTCCGAACATGCTAGGAAGTCTAGAAAAAAGAAAAAGCCAAGCAATGTTTATCATCATGACAACAAACCATTTTATCGAACAAAAGCATGGCAGGATGTCGCTGACTTTGTCTATGAAAGAGAAAACGGCTGTTGTCAAAGGTGTGGTCGTTTTGTATTCGGAAGGCAAGCACATCGGCATCATATAATACCAATCAAGAAGAACGAAATGCTCAAGCTTGATCCAAACAATATTCGTTTATTGTGTCCAAAATGTCATGTGATTGAGGAAAATGAAGCGGATGAGAAAAAAGTTTTTCCATCTTATTTTAGGAGGAAGTAAATATGAAACAGCAGTTAACAAAGCATTGGTGTATCAATCCTAAATGTAAATGGGAAATAAAAACACACAAATTGTTGGAAGGTTTAAAATGTCCGAAATGTAATTATCCAACTCAATTAAAAATTTAAAAAAAATGAAGCCCCCCTATCAAATTTGATTCAAAATTTTTGTCGGGGGATAGGGTAGGGGGCAGTCACGCGTGTCGTTAGGTCAAAAATTTTAAAAATAAAAGGGGGTGTATAAAAAAATGACCACAAAAGCGCAACGCAAAGCGATTATTGATGAAAAAGTTAATCACGAAAAAGCGCGAATTTTAGAAATTATGCGCAAGTCTGATTTATACACTATTACTCTTGATCCATTGATTGAATCATACTTGGATATTTTTGAAGTTTACCAATACAAATACATGCTGTGGAAAGAAAAAGGATTTCCCGAAACCCAAAAAACAACAAACAAGGCTGGAGCTACTAACAATAGCAAGCATCCATTAGCGCAACAAGTCGAAGTTTGGGCCGATAAAAAAATGAAAGCATTGGATTTATTAGGATTGACCAATAAGTCAAAAACAGGCAGACAAATTACTGGTGGTTCAACAGCTAGAGCAGATGAAGAAATGAAACGGCCAGAAGAAAAGCCTGTAGATGAATTGGCAGAACATCGGAAAAAATGGCGTAAAAAGGCAGGGAATGAAACATGATTGAACCTGGTGTAAATTATGCTGATTTATTTGCGAAAGAAGTTCGAAAACATCCTAAGAAATATCCGAAAACGGTTCGTTTAGCAATAGATCGTTGGTATCGATGGAAGAAACGAAAAGATATTTGGTTTGATGTTGATCGTGCAAATGAAATGATGGACTGGGTAGAATCTTTTATTGTTCATACAAAAGGCGATATGGTAGGTAAACCATTTCTTTTAGAGCCATGGGAAAAATTCATTTATTCTTGGATTTATGGCTGGGTAAAAGAAAATGAAAAAGGGCAAGTAGTCCGTGTTACTCGTGAGGCATACGTACAAATACCAAAGAAAAATGGGAAAACATTAATAGCCGTAGGGGCATTGGGATATGCTATGTATGGCGAAGGTGCCTTATCTGTCGATTGTTATGCATGTGCTTCTGATTTTGCGCAAGCCCAGTATGCTGCTAAGCCTTTTGCCGCTACTATTCTAAATAATCCAGTGCTATTAGATGGGACTAAAATATTTAAAGGTCCAAAAGGCACCGTTTCAAGTATTACGTATGACTATTTACATGGAGATATGGCTTATACAAATAAGTTTATTGTTCAGACAAAAAACATTGATAACATAGAAGGTTCCAATCCATATTTTGTTTTAAATGATGAACTGCATAAACAAGAGAAAATGGAGCAGTACGATAACTTTAAATCTGCACAAATTTCATTGCCACAACCGTTAATGTTTAATATTTCTACAGCTGGTAAAGGAAGTAGTTCAGTTGGTATTCGTGTTTATAAAGAAGCAAAAGAAGTCTTGAAGCGCGACGATAATGATTCAAACTTTGTTTTGATTTATGAACCAAATAAGGGATACGATTGGACAGATAAAAAAGTTTGGGAAATGTGCAATCCTAACTGGGGAATATCTGTTGATTTGTCTGCTTTAGAATCAGCCTTTAAAACTGCGCAACGTTCCGCTCACTCGAAAGCTGAATTTTTAACGAAGCATTTAGATGTGTTTGTGAATGGTGCAGATAATTTCTTTGAACAAGATCAAGTGGAACCGTGTTTGGTTCCCACAAATGAATTAGGAAACTTAAGTGGGGAGCCTTGTTGGATTGGTTTGGACTTATCTAAAAGCCGAGATTTAACTTGCGTATCATTAAATTTTCCTACATGGGATGCCGAAGGAAAAGCGATACTCAAAGTAAAACAATTATATTTTATTCCTAGTGAAAATATTGATTTTCGAGAAAAGGAAGATAATGTGCCGTATTCTGAATTAGCAGAACAAGGATTTGTTGAATTTTGTGATGGTAAGTTAATTGACCAAGAACAAATATTTCATTTTATTGAAGATTGCATGGATTTTTATGATGTTCAACAAGTCAATTATGATCCAGCGATGAGTGACCGATTAGTTGAAAAATTAGAAAATTTAGGCTTGGAATGTGTGCAAGTTGATCAGTACGCAAGAGTATTGAACTCGCCGCTTGAAGATGCCGAGCGATTATTTTATGAGCAAAGGATTATGTTTGATAATCCTTTATTTTTGTATTGCGCTTTAAATGTGGTTGTCAAAATGGATTTTCAAGGTCGTAAAGTACCAAGTAAAAACCAGTCAAAGAAAAAGATCGATGGATTTGTTGCTTTTCTTTGTGCGCATAAGGAAACAATGGATCAAATGATTGATGTCAACGAAGATGATATGGATGAATATTTAGATTCTATCTATCGATAATAGAAAGGCGGTGAGATTTTGAAGCTAAGAGATAGACTTTCAAATGCTGTATATGGATTTTTGGAAAAGCGTGGCTGGATTGAAGATATTTATGGCAATGTAACAAGATATTCACAACGTTTTGTTAACGATTCTTCTATTATGGAATCGTCTGATGTTTATGAATTGGTACAAGATATTTCTAATCAAGTTGCACTAGCAGAGCCAGTAGTAATTGGCCCTGATGGCGAAGAAGTCAAAAACCATTTCTTGCTAAACATATTGAAAAATCCTAATGATTATTTAACTGGTTTTGAATTTGCAAAGCTTGAAACAAATACATTGTTAATCAATGGTGAAGCTTTTCCTATTACAGATAATGACCAGTTACATTTAGGATATGGTGTTCAAACGAAATTAGATGATCGTTTGATTGAAAAATTTTCAATGAATGGCCAACCAATACCAGGGAGTATGATTCGTCATATAAAAAACATTGGTGTGGATTCCTTAAAAGGTGCTGGAATTATTGATCTTGCAAAAAGCACACTAGAAGGTGTTTTAAGTGCTGAAAAGGTTTTGACAGAAAAATATAAGAAAGGCGGTTTGCTCGCTTTCTTGTTAAAGCTGGATGCGCATATCAATCCAAATAATAGCGCTCAACAAAAGATAGTAAAAGCTATTTTAAATCAGTTGGAAGAAACGCAAGATAATGATAGTCATTCAGTTAAAATGATTCCTTTGGGCAAAGGATACTCAATTGATACTTTAAAAAGCCCAATTGATGATGCAGCTATTCTTAACTATTTGGGTGTTTACAAAAAAGACCTAGGTAAATTTCTAGGAATAGATGTAAATACTTATCAGGCATTAATGAGAACAGATATTGAAAAAGCAATGATGTATCTGCACAACAAAGCAATTAAACCAATATTAAAAAATAAGAGCGAGCATTACTCGGCTCTTTTTTTTATGCCTAATTCTGGTTATCGAGTGGAATGGAAAATTAATATTTTGGACTTTGTACCTTATTCCACCAAAACAAATATTGGGTACAACATCGTTCGAACTGGTATTACCAGTCCTGATAATGTGGCAGAAATGCTTGGTTTTCCTAGACAAAATACTGAAGCAACACAAGCCGTCTATATTTCAAATGATTTAACGGAAATCGGCAAAAAGAATGCTACCGATAACTCATTGACAACAGAGGATGACTTGAAGGGAGGTGGTAAGAATGAAGAAACAGGAAATTCGGACATTTGACATCACAAACCTTAAAACAAGAAGCGAAGAAGATAGTCAAACACAGATTGTTACTGGCTATGCGGCGGTGTTTAATAGTCCAACAGAATTATGGGAAGGCCTAAATGAAGTGATTAAGCCTGGAGCTTTCAGTCGTGCTTTGTCAAATTCTGATGTTCGTTGTTTATTCGATCATGACTGGGGCAAAGTATTAGGGCGCACAAGAAGTGGAACTTTGAAACTTGAAGAAGATGATAAGGGACTACGATTTGAAGTTGAGTTGCCCAATACAACTGTTGCCAATGACTTGATTCAATCAATGTCACGTGGGGACATTAATCAGTGTAGCTTTGGTTTTTATCCAACGGAAGAAACTTGGGATTATAGTTCAGACCCAGTTTTAAGAACTATCCATGAAGTCGAATTGTATGAAGTTTCTATTGTTTCTTTGCCTGCTTACGAAGATACAGAAGCAGCACTAGCAAGAAACAAACAAGAAATGAAGCAAGATATTAAAACTAGAAAAAAATTAATTAAAAAAATTAAAACAGCGCTTGAAGCGTAGGAGGAATTTATTATGAACAAAGAATTATTGCGTCAATTACAAGCTCGTCACGAGAAACGATTAAGTGATTTACAAGGCAAAATTGAATCTGGAGAAGTGCGTGAAGCAGATTTAGATTCAGTTAATGAAGAAATTGATGGTTTAATCGATGAATTAAAAGCCATTAAAGCTGAATTAGGGGATGATAATTCAGAATCTGGTGACGGTAAAAGCGATGATGGAACCGCCAAATCCGATAATAATGATGATGAAAATAAAGAAGATCGTGAAAAAGATACGAACGAAAATAACAATGATAAAAACGAAGAAAATCGTGGCGGCATGATTAGTCAAGAACAGCGTGATGGCTTGTTACGCACAATTCATGAAGGAATGGAGGCTAGAAATGCGATGTCTAATGAACAACGTGAAAAACAAATTCGTAAAGCATTTGCTGATTTTGTTATTGGTAATATTTCAGAAAGTGAAGCACGTGCATTAGGTATTGAAACAGGCAATGGTTCAGTGACAGTACCAGAAGTGATTGCATCCGAAGTGATTTCTTATGCTCAAGAAGAAAACCTATTGCGTAAATACGGAACTGTGATTCGCACGGCTGGCGATGTGAAGTATCCAATTCTTGTGAAAAAAGCAGAGGCTAATGTAAACAAAAAAGAACGTACGACAGATATTACTGAAACAGCGATTCAATTTGATGAAATTTTACTTGATCCAGCAGAATTTGATGCATTAGCAACTGTAACGAAAAAACTATTAAAAATGTCTGGTGTGCCAGTAGAAGATATTGTTGTAGAAGAATTGAAAAAAGCATATGTTCGCAAAGAAATTAATTATATGTTTAATGGCGACGATGCAGGAAATGAAAACCCAGGAGCTTTAGCTAAAAAAGCTGTTGCATTTGAAAAACCTGTAGATTTAACAGCTGCAGGTGCTGGTCAAAAATTATATGATGCATTGATTGAATTTAAAAATACACCAGTAACAGAAGTAATGAAAAAAGGACGTTTTATTATTAATCGTGCAGCTTTAACTGCTATTGAAAAAATGAAAACAGATGATGGATTCCCATTGTTACGACCATTCACGCAAGCAGAAGGTGGTATTGGTTATCAATTAGTTGGTTATCCAGTTGATTGGACCGATGCAGCAGATAAAAAAGGTGAACCAGATACACCAGTATTATATTTTGGTGATTTTTCTGCTTTCAAAATTCAAGAAGTTATTGGAGCGTTAGAAATTCAAAAATTGGTTGAAAAATTCTCTGGAAAAAATCAAGTTGGGTTCCAAATTTACAACCTGTTAGATGGCCAATTAGTTTACTCACCATTCGAGCCAGCTGTTTATCGTTATGAAATTACAAAACCAGTAGGTGGTTAATGTGAATAACGAAGCTGAAACATTATCTTTAGAAGAAAAATTCAAAGCACATATTCATTTTGAAGAGGGGATGGATGATTCCATGCTCTCTTTTTATTTAAATATGGCAAAAAATTATGTAAAAACTGCAACTGGAGGGAAAGAAGAATATTTAATTTTGATGGTTGCTGGTATTGCTTATGAATATCGTGTTTCAGAAGATGAATTAGATAAGGCGTTGAATGCGATCACGCCATTTATCATCCAAGGAGTGATTCAACATGACGAAGAGGCAGACGAATAGGTTTCGTTGGAAAGCAGACTTGCTAAATGTAAAAGAAGAAACAGATTCGAACGATAAAGTAGTTACGACCTATAAACTTAATAGGCTTTTATGGTACGAAGATATTGGAGTAACTGCACAAGAAAAATATCTTTCGCAGCAAGCCAAAACAGACGTTGTCAGACGGATTAAAGTGAGATTGGATAAATCTATCACAGAAAAGTTTAGCGCTGTTAGAATCGATTCTGTGACCTATAAAATCACTCGTATTTACACAAATATGGATAAACGAGAAATGGAGTTGAGTTTGGCTTATGTCGATTAGTTTTGAAAAATTAAGGGCAGCGCTAAAAACAGTAGGCGTACCTGTGACACGTGATAAAGCGGAAAAAGGAACGGACTATCCATATATTGTTTATTCAAACGTTAGTCAAGGTAAAAAAATGGCATCGTCTAAAGTGCATAGACGAATGCCCTACTATCAAATCTCTTTTTATACAACAGGTACTGAAAAGGATTTAATTGCTTTAGAAAATGCATTGGAGGAAGCTGGTATTCCTTACACTGATTTTGTAGGCATTCAAGGCGATGAAAATGATGATACTGTGACAAATTTTTACACATATGTGAGGTGTATTGAAGATGGAAAATAATAATGGTTTTGCAGATATGGCAGACTATTTAGGAAAGCTTTCGCAAGTAGATGCGACAAAATTATCAATAGAATCATTAACCGCTGCAGCTAATTTTTATATGGAAAAATTACTACCCAATATACCTAAATCGCTTCTAAAAAAGAAGCACATGGTTGATCAAGTGAAAGTAAATATTAAAGATGATGAAGTACAAGTAGCTTTTGAAGATACAGCCTTTTACTGGAGATTCGCTGAAAACGGAACAGTAAATCAAAAAGCGCAACATTTTGCCAGTGGAACATTTGAACAAAATAAAGATCAAATTGAAAAAATTATGACTCAACAAATATTAGATTTATGGAAAGGATGAGTAAATTGGGAAAACAAGATGTGTATTATTTTGAAGGCTTAGATGACATCTTAATTGCCATGATGACCACAAAAGATGCAGTAGGTACAGAACCAGCATTTGGCGAAGTTGTTCGTTTGCCAATAGCCACAAAATTAGGAATTAAAGGGAATGGAACAGCTTTAGAAAAATGGGCATCAAGTAAAATGTTCCGACGCGTAAGTCGCGAAACGAAACATGAAATTGCGCTAGATCATGTGGGCATTCCTATTGCGGTGATGGATGAAATAAAAGGATTAATCGCTCAAAGTGGAGTGACTTTTGGTAAAAACACTGCGCGAGAATTTCCTTATTTTGCCTTTGGGTTTATCGGAAATATTGAAAATGGTGGAAAAAAAGCTGTTTGGTATCCTAAAACGCAGTTATCAAATGTTATTGATGAAGAATACACTACTGCAGAAGATGAAACCAAAATTGATGATGTAACTGCTAACTTTGTTTCAACTGGTTTAACATACAATAATGTTATGTATTCAAGTTTTGATTCTAATCGGGATAGTGCTTCAATAGAACTATTTGAAAAATTTATCGCACAACCTGTTTATGATGAAGAACAATGGAAGAAACTAGCAGGTCCTTCACGTGGAGGTGGCAGTGACTAATGGCAAAATTAGCGGATTATGGGATTGTTATTTCAGATACACCCACAGTTACTATTCAAGGGCATCAGTTTCCCATTTTGTTAACAATGGAAACAATGGAGTATATTGCTGATGTTTATGATGATGACTATTCAAAATTTGAAGTAGATATGAATGAAATGATTAACAAAAGCGGTGGCCGTATTTCATCAAAAGATTTATCCGCTTCTGATTTAAAAATTATGCGTGCGTTGATTTATGGCATGCTAAGAACTGGTGGATTGGAAGAAACGCCAGAAACCATTTTTAAGTTTTTAGGCATGAGTGCCACAATTGTTGAAATTTATGGTGCATGCATGGAAGTATTTGCAAAGCAGAATTTTCAAGTTGAAGACTTAAAAAAATCCAAGAAGCCACAAGATTATCAAACTCCGAAAAAAAGGAAAAATCAAAAGAAAAAGCCTCAACGGAAATAGGAACGCCGTGGGCTTTTTATTTATATGTAGCTCTCACTCTTTTGGGATGGAGTGAGGACTTCTTTTTAAAAGCAACTCCCAACTTGTGGCTTAAGTCATATATTCAGTGGTTAGTAAGTAATACGGAGTTTGAACCACCTAGAAGTGTGACAATGGATAAAAGTCCTTGGTGGTAGGAAAGGAGCGCTAATGTGTCGAAACAAGAATCTGATGTTGTCTTAAATTTCAAGATGAATGGAGAAATAAACTATTCACGAACAATTAAAGACATTAATAAAGAAATGAACTTAGCGGCTACCGAGTACAAAAACCAGGTATCCGCAATGGATAAAAATGCAACTCAAACTGAAAAACTAACAGTTACAAAGAAAAAATTAGAAAAACAATTATCTTTAGCTGAACAAAGAACAAAATTATTACGTGAAGAATATGAAAAATCAGTAAAAGAAACTGGTGAATATTCAGAGCAATCACAAAAGCTGTATAAGCGTTTATTGGAATCAGAAACAGGTGAAAATAAACTGCGTTCTGCATTGCAAAGTACCAATGAAGCTTTGAAAGAGCAAGGTAATTTATCAATAAAAACAGCTGAAAAACTAGCCAAAATTGAAAAAGCTGGAGACAAAATTAAATCAGTTGGGCAAAAACTGTCTGTTGGATTAACAGCACCAATTATGGGAATTGGTGCTGCTTCTATTGCCGCATTCAAAGAATTAGATGAATGTTTGGATAATATAACAACAGCAACAGGAGCTACTGGTAGTCAGCTAGAATCTTTACAAGCCAGTTTTAAAACAGTAGCAGGTCAAATACCCGCGGATATGCAAGATATATCAACTGGTATTGGTGAAGTAAATACTCAATTTGGCTTAATGGATAAGCAATTGGAAGATACAACAGGCCGAATGCTTAAATTTTCAGAAATTAATGGATCAGATGTTTCTCAATCAACTATCAATGCAAAAAAATCAATGGACCTTTTTAGGTTGTCTATTGAGGATTTGCCAATGATTTTAGATTCAGTATCTAAAACTAGCCAAGATACTGGAGTAGGGGTAGATCAGTTATTTGATGCAGTAAATAGAGGTGCGCCCCAACTCAAAGCTATGGGACTTGGTTTTTCTGAATCAACTATGTTAATAGGTCAAATGGAAAAAGCCGGTATTGATTCAGCAGGAACTCTTGGCTATTTGGCAAAAGCTAGTGTTGTATATGCGAAAGATAATAAAACCATGCAAGAAGGGCTTAGCGGAACAATTGAATCTATTAAAGGGGCCACAACGGAACAAGAAAAACTTACTATTGCTAGTGATGTTTTTGGAACTAAAGCTGCTTCAAAAATGGTAGAAGCAATTGATAGCGGAGCGTTGTCAATGGATGGTTTAGCAGATTCAGCAAAAAACGCAGCTGGTACTGTGGATCAGACGTTTAGTGATATTCTTGATCCAATTGACCAAGCAAAGTTGGCACAAAATCAATTTAAAATAGCAATGGGTGAACTTGGAGAACAAGTACAAATAGCATTATTACCAGCATTTCAAGCTGCAACTGATGCAATAAAAAAAGTTTCAGAATGGTTTGGAAGTTTAACAGATAGTCAAAAGCAAACCATACTGAAAATAGCTGGTGTTGTTGCTGCTATCGGTCCAGTATTAGTAGTTTTAGGAACACTTGCTAGTTCCATTAGTAGTTTGATTCCAGTTATTGCTTTTATCGCGTCACCAATTGGTTTAGTAATTGCGGCGGTTGCCGCTTGGGTAGCTGCAATCGTAGTTGCATATAATAAAATCGGTTGGTTTAGGGATTTTATCAATACATCTTTTAAAGTAATTAAAGATATTGTGGTTGGAGTATTTAATGTTTTGAAAGATACGACAAAATCTACTTTTGATTTCATCACAGGATTTATTGGTGGTGCCATGGATGGGGCTGCAAAAATTATTGGCGATTACGTAAATGCAATTAAGCGTATTTTTGGCGGTATCGTTGATTTTGTAACGGGAGTATTTACTGGAGACTGGTCAAGAGCGTGGCAAGGTGTTGTTGACATTTTTGGTGGTATTTTTGAAGGTATCGCTGCAGTAGCTAAAGCTCCAATCAATGCCATGATTACGTTAATCAATGGATTTATTGGTGGATTAAACAATATAAAAATACCTAAATGGGTGCCAGGAATTGGCGGTAAAGGATTTCATATTGGAAAAATCCCTTATTTAGCAGAAGGTGGAACTATTCTAAATGGCCAAGCCATTGTTGGTGAAGCTGGTCCTGAACTATTAACCGCTAAAAACGGCAAGACAACAGTAACTCCATTGTCACCAGAAGAAAAAGCTCGTGGAATTGGTGGTGCTTTGAAAGGTGGCAACACTATTGAACAACATGTTCATATTGGCCAAGTAGATGCAAATAATCCGAGTGAAATTAATCGTTTGAACAGGAAAATGTTTCAAGCGAATGTCTGGAATAATTTAGCGACAGGAGATGTGTAAAAATGGATAGATATACGCCTAATTTTGTATGGAAAGGAGCAAATGCTCTTTTAGATTACGGCTTAATTATTGAGTCTGAATTACCTGAAATTGTCGCTAAACCAAGATATAACGAGATAACTATTATAGGTAGTAACAGGGTATTGAATGAATGGTTTGGCGATTATGAACCATTTGATTTCAAAATTAAAGACGTCAGTGTTAGTTATGAACGATTAGCGGAAGTGAAACGATGGCTCAGCGGCAAGTCAGAATTAATCACACATAATAATGAAAACCTGTATGTTAATGCGGTATGCAATGTTAGTAATGAAGTTGAATACACAAATGAGTGGGGAACTTTTTATACTTTTGAAATAAATTTTCGTTGTGAACCTCTAAAGAGAAAAGTAAATGAAGAATTTGTCAGTCTAAAAAAAGGAGAGAATGACATTACCAATCATGGGGATGAAATTTGCTTCCCTTTATTTGAAATTCAATCTACTGGCGGTGACATCAGTATTGCTTGTGGTAAAAATACTTTGATTTTAATAAATACACCTGCTGGCTTGTTATCATTAGATAATGAACTAGCTGTTTGCGTACATGAGGGAAGAATGCAACGAACAAAAGGAAGCTGGATACGAATGACACCAGGGACCAATAAAGTAAAAGTAACTGGAAGTGTTTCAAGTATAAAAATAAAGGTGAGGAGTGTATATTTTTGATTAATCCAATTTACATTTATGAAAAAGTACCAAAAGATTTATCCGAAAATGGCATCCCTCTATTAGATTGGGCTGATGACCCTGAAATTACTCGTTCATTGAATAGCGAATATTCTTTTTACGGTAATTATTCATTGGTTGGTGAAAATAAAGAATATTTAAAGAAAGGTTATTATATAAAAGCTTTAGTTTCTAATGATTCATGGCAGTATTTCAGAATAAAATCAGTTGATAAAAATTTACATTCTGTTTCAATCAAAGCTCTACATTTAGGGTATGAGGCAAATCGTAACTTTATTCAAATGGCATATATTGCTAATGGTACTGGTAATCAGATTATGGAAAACTTAAAAGCAAATTTAGCATTTAAGCAACCTTTTATCTATGAAAGTAATATCAATTCCAAACATCAATTTACCGCAAAAGAAGTAAACCCAATATCGGCTATTATTGGGCAAAATAACGGTAATGAAAATTTAGCAGGTGTAACTTCTGGCGAACTAGATATGGATAACTACAGACTTATACTAAAAGACAGAATTGGTGAAGATAATGGTTTTAGAATAGATTTAGGTGTTAATTTAGAATCAATAAAAGAGACTGTGGATGACTTAAATGTATCCAACAGTCTCTATTTAATTGGTGGAACACCTGAAGATATTAATTATAACGAAGATCAAGAGCCAATAACCTTTGCTTTTTTAGAAACAAAAGGGGTAACCGATGAAAATAGACGTATTACTAGTAGGACCAATAGCGAATGTAAAACTGTAGAGGAATTAAAAAAATGGGGACAATCACTTTTTGACAAAGAACGAATCCATGAACCAAAAGTAACACATGAAATCAATATGGTTACTTTAGAAAATACTATAGAGTATCAAAAACTTTACGGTAAGATAATGAAATTGAATTTTGGGGACACTGTGTATTGTGATATTGAATACAACGGAATAACTGGAGTAAAAGAAAGAGTGACAGAGTGTACTTGGTTTCCTACTTTAGGTAAGTATAAAAATATCGTACTAGGAAACGAAATAAAATCTTACACAGATTCAGTAAATACTGCAGTTAATCAAATAACTAAAAAGCTTGAAGTAAAGAGTGAGGATTTACAGAATGCTATCGTGAACGCTACTCAATGGATAACAGGAACAAAAGGTGGCTATGTTCGTTTTCGTCCTAAAGATGCACCAGAAGAAATTTTAATTATGGACAGACCAAATGCGAATGATGCAAAAAAAGTATGGCGTTGGAACCTAGGAGGTCTTGGTTATTCAAATAGCGGTGTAAATGGACCATTTGAAACGGCAATTACTCAAGATGGCTCAATTGTTGCTAATTTTATTACAGCCGGAATTTTGACAGGGATTTTAGTACAAGGTGTGGCTTTAAAAACGTTAGATGATAAAGATTTCCAAGTTGTGGTTGAAGGTGGAAAGGTAGCATTTGAACGTAAAAGAGTAAGCACAGGCCTAAAAGATGTTCATGGTGAATTATTTGGTGACATTAAGGCTACGTATGATGGAAGTGGAAAAAAAGCTAATGGTTTCGCTGTTAGACAAAAACATGGTTACATTTTTTCGATCAATACGATTAGTAAAAATAATGAGGGGCAATCAGTTCCAATTATTCAAATACCAGCAGATGTTCATCCAGATAATAGGAAAGTGAATAGTTATGCTAGCTGGTCGCACAAAGGTAATTTCAGTGTTTCTAATGAAGTAGATATTAGTGGTATTTTAAAAGGAACTATTGGTAAATTCGATAAATTATATGTCGGAGGTAAAGAAGTTATACCAGGAAGTGGTACTGGTGGAACTGGTAGCGGGACACCTCCAGAATTGACTACTGAAAAAGAGAAAAATGCTTGGGCGGTTTGGCAGTTCTTAAAATCTAAAGGTTATAGCGAACAAGCAACTGCAGGTATTTTAGGAAATATGGAACAAGAATCAGGCATTATGCCAGACATTGACGAAGGTGGCGGCGGTCCTGGCTATGGTTTAGTTCAGTGGACATCACCTGTAGCTGGTGAAAGTGGTCGTGCATATGTTCAACGTTTATTAGCACAAGCTGGTATTAGTGGTGACTATCGAAACATTAATACGCAACTTCAATTACTGGATTGGCATATGCACAACGGACAGTATATTCCTACTTCTGCTTATCCATATTCCGTTGCACAATTTAAAGCTTTAACAGATATAGGAACAGCTACAATGGCTTTTGAAGCCAACTTTGAGCGACCAGCAGTTACACATCCAGAGCGGATTGATATGGCGATTTACTGGTATAACAAATTGCATGGGTTGCAACCAAGCAATCCAACGTGGATGAATCCTGTACGATCTAGCTATACGATTACGCAAGAGTGGGATCAAATTGGCTGGGGAACGAACGTTATTCATGGAGGAATTGATATTGCTTCAGTTCCTGCTGGAAGTACGCCCCCAGTTTATGTAGCACGTAATGGCACAGTAGAAACCGTTACTTATGACGGAACAGGTGGAAATTATGTAGTGATTAAGCACGATGATGGCTACTGGACCTATTACGGTCACTTAAATTCTGTTGATTTAGCTATAGGCGATAAAGTAACGACCAATTCACGCGTTGGAATAATGGGTTCCACTGGGCTTGCTAAAGGTATTCATCTTCATTTTGAAGTGTGGAAAGGCGCACAGTGGCAACGAATCAATCCACGTGATGTAATTAATTTTTAGAAAGGAGTGCACAAATGGTTAAATGGCAAGCAACGCTAAGTACAACCGAACCATACAACTATGTCGGTATTATTAATGTACGTCAAGGGAATAAGAACACAGAAGTCTTAGAAGTAAATATTGTAGAAAATGCTTTGCCGTTAGACTTAAGTCTCTGCAAAGTTTTTTTAGAGTCAATTATTAATAATAAATTCCCGATTCAACGAGCAGCAAAAATTATAGATGCTAAAAAAGGAATTATTCAGTATACCTTTGATGAATATTCTATGCAGTCGTTACACAGACAAGAAGCTTATTTTAGTATTTACAAAGGCGACAATTTAATCGGTTCAACACAGAATTTCTCTTATTTTGTGGTGAATGCTGCTTCTAAAACAGAGGGCGAAATGGGTTCTTATTGGCAATCCGTCGAAGATTTAATCGCAGACATGACCGCTTTTATCAACGAAAATAAAGGCGATTTTACTGATTGGATGAATGCTAGAAAAGAAGAGTTCGAAGCGTGGCGAGATGCGCAAAAAACAGATTTCACTTCATGGTTCGAATCAATCAAAGATATTTTAAAAACGATTGATCCTGGCGGTACGATGTTAGCCGAGCTAATGGATGCACGTGTAGACATTCAAGGAGTGC